TCGTGAGCCTCCAATTCGTTGATTTTTTAATCAATCAAATCGGCTACCAACGGAGATCACGGACCTGACAACGGCTACCCATGAACGGTATGTGGACCGCTTCTACCGTCGTAACGTGACGGTGAGCGACCTACTATCGAACTGTTCCAGACCTATCGGCTACCCGGATTTTGCTGCGTACTCATCCACCTAGTTGCGCGACCGTGAGGTCGCTTATTCGTTTCACCGCAGAAGCGTGTTCCAAATGACTTTCATTCAGATACGCTTCCATGAATTTTTCATCCGACAAGAGCTTGTTCCGTTCGCTTGTCGCACCTTCCGGTGTCATCGTCGCGTTGGTCGTCTTGCCGCCTACAAGACCGTGTTCGTTCATCTTACCACCCAGCACGGCAAACGCCTTGATGATCGCCGGGTGATCGCCCAGTTTCCCGCCATCTGACAATTCAATATCCGCAAGCTCTTGGAAGTTCTCTCCCGCACCCGACGAAAAGGCACGCTTCGCCAAGTCCACCTGGGCGTCGAAACTCTTCCCCCATTCGTTGCGTAGATCCTGAATGCCTTCTTCTCGGCCTCGATTGGTGTCTCCGACCGATTGCTCGTACTGGCTTCCGACTGAGGCAATATATCCGCCGAGAATCTTCTTGGCCTGGACGGAATTGAGCCCCGCTGCGTGCATCACGCCAAGCATCTCGGTCTCAAAATCAGAATCCCACGGAAGGTTCTCGTTTCGTTCGAGACCTTCCAGGTCGTAGTCTTCGGCCTTCGCCGGTCGGCCGAGCTTCTGGTACAACTCGCCACGCTGGTCGTCGTTCCAGTCCTCTTTGGGAAGCGCAATCTTGTCCGCCCCGATCAGCTTCTGGACGTTGATGTGTTCTTTCGCAAGCGCCTCGACGCTATCGAGGCTTCCGAGTGTCGCGTTGTCTCGAATATCGACAGGCAGCGAGTCGCGCCAATTCGCAGTGGCGACGGAAGTTTCCTCCGCTACGGGTTCAGTCGATGTCGTGATCGGTTCTGCTGCACTCATTCGCTTTCCTCTCTCAATCGCTGCGCGATATGCTCTTCCCAGAGTTTCCGAAGGTCTTGGTCGCCTTCTTTCAGTTGATCCAAGATGAAGAGATACACAACCCTCTTCCCTTCGTTGCTTGCCATCTCAAATGGATTCCCCGACGCCGGTAGAGTCGAACTCATCCCGTGACATCGCTGATAGAGATCCATCAATACATGCTTGCCACTTGCCGTCCCAAATGTCTTCCGGTAATCCGATTTTAACCGGTCAACATATTCTCTGCTCACTACGCCGCCTGACTATTAGGCTGCGCCTTAGCCAACTTCGCGACTTGATCCGTTGCCGCAATCAACTGTCGCTCTTCTTCTTGCTCCTCGGCGAGTTGCTGTGCGGCTTCACGACGCACCTCTACCTCGTATTCGCTACGCAACATATTCGGCGGGATGCCCAACGCCTCACCGAGTTCGCGAGTGCCTGCATCGAAATCAACGATGTCCAAAACACCGGGAGAGGCTTGAGCCAGATTCGCGACGATGCCGCTGAAGTCGATAATGGCCCGCGCCTCGGAGGTCTGTTGAGCGCGAGCAACCGGACTCACATAGTCAATCTTGATGTTTTGATCTTGTAAATCAGGCGGAGCTACCGGCAGCCGTCCAGCACGCGCTTCGATTGCGAAGACGCGCTCGATGATGGGTTCGAGCAGCTCCGTCTGCATCCGACCCAGGATCGGCGCAAGGTGACGCTGCATCTGCGCGGACAATTCAAGCACCTGTGTCGCGGTCATTCGCGGATCGCGGATCGTCTCGATCAGTTGATGATGAAAAGCGTCCTGCACCGACTTCCGTGCATCCTCGATTTCCGCAACACTGATCCGAAAATCCCCACCATTGGGAACGGGCTGTATCGGCGGGTTCATGCCCGCCATCACGCTATTGATCGGAATCACTGAATTTGGACTGAAACGCAAATCGCCGGGGAGAACTGATTCGCTATCGACCATCATCGCAGGGCTATTGGCCTTCTGGCCTGCGATAATCATCTCCTTCTTCATCTCGTTCAGCATCTTCTGTGTCGAAAGCGCATTCCAGCCGGGACCACGACCGAAGACCTCGCCTGAATCCTTCTCCCAACGTGGCGTTGCCATTGGCTTCTCATGAAAACCGCCACGAGAAAGAATCACATTGTCCTCACTGGACAGATGGAAGCTGGCCCACGGCATTCCCGAAGTATCGACCTTGCCTATGGCGTAGTCGTTGTTTGGAATGATGATGTGGATATAGGTGTTCTTGTCTTCGGACTTGCCACTGTCCAATGCTCGTTTCGCCGACTCTGCCTTATCGCCCCAGAGTGCAACCGCTTGACGTGCAGTGAGTTTGAACTGCCGGACGATCGTATCAATCCGACCGCTGTGGTCTTCGGCAAGGAAAAGTTCCTGCAATGGACGTGCGGAAAACTGGATGCCCTGGCCCGGAACGTCATCGACGAATATCGCACCTGTTCCGAAGTAGATCAGGTCAATGAACATCTCGGCAAGCTGCGCGTGGAAATTCGCTTCCGGTGCAGACATCGCTGCATAGAGGCGCTTCTCTGCGGCCTTGAGCCACTCGGCTGCGCCCTCAACCTCTTTGAATTGCGGATCTTCAAAGCTCAAACCAAACCAACGCGAAGCAGGACTGACAAGAAGGCTGTGGATGGCACCCGACAACAGAGACCCCGATACCTTCGACGTATCGTCGTAGATCCGCTGCATCCGCTGTTGACCTCTTGTGCGTTCAGTCGTGAAATCGCGTCGACCAAGTTGGTTGTCCGCAATCTGCTGCCACGTCGTTTCCGTCGTGCGGCGATCGCCCATCAACTCCTTGGCACGCATATTCAGCCGATTGAACTCATCCGATGCCACTAGAGACCTCCGGGCCGTCCGCCAAGAAGGGATGAGGTAAAGGGAGACCGCGCATCCCCTAGACTTCGGAGAGCCTCGCCACTGGAAAGTACGGCCTGCCTATCGTCGGCGCGTCCCTGTGCTTCCCTCCGCTTCTTCTCCTTCTTCTCCTCTCGGGATCTCTTGTACGTTTTGGGACCGAAAACTTTTCGGATTGTCTTGCTCACAATGCACCTCCTAATGCCGTCGCTGTTCCCAGAATGGGAGCGGAAATTCCTTTGGCAGAAATGAGAGTCCCGCCCTGCGGCCCAGATTGGGTCTCCGCAAGTACCCGCCGTCTTTCCAGTTCGATCTCTTCGGCACTCGGTTTCTTGGGTTGTTTTACCGAGAATAGTCCAGCCATATCAAGCGACCTCTTGCGCGAAGGGGTTGTAGTCCTGCCCGACGCTGGTTGGGAATTTGTGGATCGGCTCTTTTGTGCGCGAAAAACGCTTCGCCATCACGCAAAGCCGCGTTGCAGACAACAAATCGTCCGATTCTTTGACAATTCGGCCATCTTTGCGGTGATAGATGTTGAACTCGCCAAACCAGTCTTCAAGGTGATGGAACACCTTTAAGCGGCCTGATTTCATCCGATCCAGCATTTCCATGACACCGGCCTCGAAACCATGTCCGACTTGATCAAAGGTCGCGTGTTCTCGCATCATGCGTAGATCTTCACGGCGGTATTGGTCGGCAATCGTCACGCCACTGCCCTTATCATGGACATATCCATCATGGGGCCACGTCCACGGCATCCCGCGATTCCAAT